TTAAAAGTTCAAATTGTTGATTGAACTCTTAATATCTTTCTTTTGTTTCTTGGTTACGTGAGTGTAAATTTCCATAGCCGTCTTTGAAGTTTTGTGACCTAAAACATATTGAACGTCTTTAGGGGTAATACCATCTTTACCATCGTAAAGAAGAGTGGCTAAGGTGTGACGTAGGCCGTGTGGTGTAATTCTGCGTAGGGGCTTTTTAAGATCATTAGGGTGATCTTTATTCCACGCTTCACACCTTTTCCTATCAAACTTGTATAAGTATTTGATCCATATATCAGTTTGTTGAGACCAATTAAAACTACCATCATGAGTAGGAAACAACCATTCAAAATTATTTCCTTTGCTGTCACAATATTCTTTGTATTCTTTTAAGATGGTATACAGATTATCCGACATAGGTACAACATGATGAACGCCGTTTTTAACGTCGTCAATTATTTTGTGGCCGTCCTTATCTTTTGAAACGGTTCTTTCAATTGAAACACCTTTATGAGTAAAATCTATATCAGACCACTTCAAAGCAAGTGCTTCACCACGTCTACAGCCTAAAGATGCAACCGTGAGAAAATAAGTATATTTCATAGGGCTATAGTCTTTAGCAACTTCAAGAAAGTGTTTAAGCTCATCTAACTCATAAAAGTTATGAGATGTGTCTCTTTTTTTCTTTGCTGACTTTTTAGGCATTAAAACCCAATCAAAAGGATCTTTGTCACACCATTTTCTAAAAATAGCGTATTTGATTATTCTATGTAATTGGTTAGCTATTGACCGGTAGGTCGTATATTTTGAAGCTAGATCATTTACATAGCGCTGAACATGATCTGCAGAAATATTATCAATATAAGCATTGCCAAACTCCGGCTCTGTTTGTGTTCTCCAAGTGTCTTTTAGACGGTGAAGAGTAGAACCACGAACGTCAAGCGCTAAGTTCTCAATCCAAACATTGTAAACGTCGGTTACAGTTCTTTTTTGCTGTTTAATCTTATCTTTTTCGGCAATTGCACCAGCGCCTTTTGCTTTTAGCTGCTTTCTAATTTCTTCGGCTTCTTTACGTGAAGAAATTTTGCTAATAGTTCTTTGAACACGTTTACCAGTTTCAGGATTAATACCAAGATATAGTTTCAACCTAAAGTATTTTTCACCGTTTTTAAGCTTATATTCGGTTATTTCTTTATCCTTCTTACGTGCCATGATTTTCACCTCCTTTCATAAAACTAATGTTCTTTTACAGTGTTTAATAAAAGCTCGTTTGCCGTGTAGGTAAGCAAGCTTTTTTTAATATTTATAATTGATCCCTTTTTTAATCTTTTTCAGTTTCAGGCTTCCATTTTTCAATTAATGGTCTGATTTTGGTTCTCCAGTCCTTTTTAGTAACGAAATAATTGTTGTTCAATACGTTTAAAGAACATAGTTTGCGGAACTGCTTCCAAGTAAATTTATAGCTGAAGTGTTCATCTTTAAATTGACCATCTAGTAATCCTTTATCAATCCATTTGTATTTTTCATATCGGTCTTTCCAGATATTTTTGCTTTCAGGAATGATCCAAAACTTTTTATTGACTTTGAAGTATCCATTGGCATAACCAGGTTTTGTAATTACCCAATCATAGGAAGCAACATGCTGAATTTTCATAGTTGTACCAGCTTTTAAAAGCTTTTTTCTAATCATGTAGTTTTTATATCTAGGCGTTGTGCCTTGAATCTCATAAATATATCTAGGTCTTGTCAAAACAATAGTTCTCGGCTTTTTAGCCCACCAGTACCAGCTCTTAGCAGAGACATTGTTGCTATTAACGGCTAAGAAACCACATAAAATTAAAACAAATGTAGCAAAAAGTAATATAGGCTTATTTGTTTTCTTATTCATTTTGAATTACTTCCTTGAAATTTATCTATATTGATTAGATTGCCATTTCTTAATGCGTTTAGCGTGTACTCAATTTCTTCAGGCGGATATTGAGCTAACTCCTTAGTGCTTTTTAAGTAACTAAATTCTAACCAATCGTTATAATTTTGGTATTTTTCAATTGCTAGTAGAGTGTCTCTGATACAATCAGAATTTAATCTCATGATGTCTCTCTATTTCTCATTATTTTCATCTGCCAGCTTTTGAACTAACTGGATTAATTTATCATTTTGATCTTGAAGCTGATCTAATTGTTTAATTAAGAGCCAGTTTTGCTCAATAATTCCTTGTTGAGCTTGTAATAAGTTAAATAATTGATCTTTTTCATCGTTAGCAAACGTTCCAAAAAAACTAGTTCCCCATAATTGATCTCTAATTCTCGCAACTTGTTTCAGGTTATTTTTATTTAAGCCACTTAGTCCATGGCTGCTCATCCAAGCATCAAGTTTTGCTTGTTTTTTAGCTTGCTTTGCTTTTAACTTTGCTGCTTTTTTGGCAGCTCTTTCTTCTGGTGTTCCAAAAAGTCCCATTTTTCTTCTCCTTATTACTTATCAAAAGCATATTTTGCTAATTGCTCTCTGACTTCCCAGTAGTCCTTAGTACCTAAACAGTCTGCTAAGTTAACATAATTAGCATTCATAGTGTCATAACCAAGGCTTGCATATTCCTTAATCTTCTCACTAATCATGAAGCTATTAGCTTTGTGTTCAGAACTACCACGGGCACGGGTATCAGTTTTATAATCACCAATCACATCATCATCATTTTTAGCATGACCAATCTCATGAAGAATTACTTTTTCAGTTTCTTCATCTGACAAATTTTCCTTGACGACAAGAAGGTTAGGGTAGCCATCAGGTGTGCGTACAATGTAGCCTTTACCATGTGTAGGCCCATATCTAATCACTAAATCATATTTCTTTAGTAAGTGTTTTAAATGGCTTTCCATAAAATCACCTTACTTTTTATCGCGCTGACTAAAAAGTGCTTCTAAGTACTGCTTAATTAATGCTCTATCGTGATCATCCATTGTTTTACCATTATATGAATGGGCATTATCAAGCATAGCTTCAAGATCTGTATTAGAGACTGAAGGTAAGTTTGGATTATCCGTTACACCTGTTAAATAATCAATAGTAGTATTAAGCTTATTTGCTAATTGCTTCATTGTTTTTATATCTGGCTCTCTTTTACCTTGTTCATAGTTAGAATAGGTTTGATAGGGGAGTTGAAATTCTGCCACAGCTCTTTTCCTAGTCCAGCCCATTGCTTTTCTAGCAGCAGTTAAACGTTCACTAAAGACACTCATATTGGCCTCCTTATTTTTATCCTATTTGAGTTAATTGTAGTTTCTATTATTCAATTTGAAAATAAATTTATTCAAAATGGATAAAAAAGTGTTGACTTGCGTCCAAAACGGGGTATTATATTATTTGTAAGTTAAATATCCGAAACGGATAATAAGGAGGGCGAGTCAATGTCAGTAGTTAAAGAAAATGCAAATGAGATTCTAAAGGATTATTTAGATGATCACGGTATCAAGCAAAGCTTTGTTGCTCATAAAATGGGTATTAGTAATCCCACTTTTAATAGTAGAGTCCAAGGAAGACTAAAGTTTGATGCTGACTTTGCTATTGCTGTTTCAAAAGCGTTAGGCATTAAACCGGATATTTTTTTAAAATAAAATTATCCAAAACGGATAAAAGGAGAAGAATATGAATAGTTTAATCAACATTCAAGTCAAGAATGGCAATCAACTTGTTTCAGCAAGAGACCTTTATAAGGGACTTGAATTAAAAATTAGATTCAGCCTTTGGGTAAAGAAAAATTTCAGTAGTTTTGAAGAAGGCCAAGATTTTACCAGCGTATCTGTAGATACGGAGGTCCAAAACAATGGTGGCTTTCAAGTTCGAGAACTTCAAGATTATCTATTAACAATCGACATGGCAAAAGAACTGTGCATGATGTCCAAAACTGAAAAAGGCAAAGAAGTTCGTCAATACTTCATTAGAGTTGAAAAACGATTCAATGAAATTAAGGCAATGAGCATTCCTAAACCTGATTCATACATGATTGAAGATCCTATCAAGAGAGCTGAAAGATGGATTGAAGAGGCTAAGGAAAGACAAGAGCTAGAACACAAAAATGAGAAGCTACAAGACAAGATTGATAAAGATGCTGACGATGTCGTTTTTGCTAGAGCTATCAGATATAGCCACCATGCAATTCCAATTCGTGAGCTAGCAGATATTTTGACACAGAACGGCTTCACAATCGGACAGAATCAACTCTACAAGCTTTTAAGAGATGAAAAGTACTTATCAAAACAAAAAGATTTTTGGAACTTACCAATGAGTTCAAAAGTTAAGGCCGGCTATTTCAGAGTGATTCATAAAGTAACCAGAGACGGCCGTCCGTACCGTAAAACTTTGGTAACTCCTGAAGGCCAAAAGCACTTAATCAACAAGGCTTTAAAAGGTAAGTTTGATGACAATTATCAAAAAGTAATTGTTTCAACCTTGGGAATTTAGGAGGTAACCAAGATGAACACATTGTTCAATTTATCAGCCCTTAAAGCTTTTATAAGACAAATCGTAAAGGAAGTAGTTAAGGAAGAGCTTTCAAGGCGTGGAGGTAATACCTGGGTACCTAAGATGTTCAATCGTAAAAGTGCTGCAAAGTATCTAGGCGTTAGCGGATCTTACATAGATAAATTAGTAAAAACTGGTGAACTAACACCTAGCTTTCCTGGTGAAGGAAAAACAAAATTTTACTTGCGTGAAGATTTAGACGCTTATGCAGAACACGGTAAAGATTATTTGAAGAAGGTGATTTTATGAATAAATACGGAAAAACAAAGCTAGATCATTTCTTAAGCTACTTTGCAATGGCCTTTGAAAAGATCCTAGAGTTTCTATCAATTCTGTTTTTGCCACTGTTGATAGTTCAACAAACTGTAATTTACGGTGGCAACCACCCGGCTAGAGTTTTGCCAGTGTTAGGTGCATTGATGATTGTAATTATTTTAGTAGGCGCTCACGTTCTTACTAAAAAGAAAAACTAAGGAGAAAAGATGAAACTATGGAACAAATTTTTAAACATTTTATTTCTCGTAGACAAGCCCATTACCTTAGCAACGTCCAACAAAATTGCCTTGCTAATAGTAATTGTTTGCATGTTGCTAGTGGGAGCTTTGCAGAACTTCCAAGCAACGTCAAAAGTATTTTAGGTATCAAAAAAGTCCTTAACTAAGGCAATAGTTAAGGACTTGCGAAAACTCACATAATAAAAAAATCAATCTAAGGAGATTATATCACAATGCTTTACTCACAAGAACAGATTAATGAAATTAACCGTCAAAATGAGATAAAAAAGCTTGAAATATTAGCTGAAAATGATCCCGACACATTAGTTGTTTATCTTCCGGACAATCAAGAAGCCCTAATTGGCAAGTATGCGGACGATTTCACCAACGGCTATAAATCTGCAGCTCAATTTCTTAAAGGACGTTTAAATCATTACAACGGAGATTTAAACAAGTTAGCAGATGAAATGGACTACAACGATGTTTCACCTGATCATTTTGATTTTATTTTAGATCTTAACAATTATGAAGATCTTTTAGAACTAGTAAAGGATTCATACGATTGTGAAACCTTAACCAGTTATTTAGATATTGATGATGGAGGTATCTACTAATGAATGATGCTGAAAAATGGCTAAATCAAATTATTGCAGATATTCCTTACATCAAAGAAGAAATGTACCAGGACGCTAAAACGTTTGATACATATGGTAAGGCTAAGAAGTATTTAAGAGACTTCAAGGGCGATTTTAACGGCAATTACAACGCAACCCCTGAAGAGCAAGTTCAATCAGCATTTAACACGATGATTGAAGACGTGATTCAGAAATTAAATCAAGATGCAGATAAGGTGAAAATTAATCATGACTGAAGAAAAGAAACAACAAACTAGCGAAGACGTAAAAAAGAGCATTTATTCAACTCTTTCAAAGATTGATGTTAGTCACTTAATTGAAAAGAAAATGGGGCTTAACTATTTAAGCTGGGCTAAAGCTTGGGGACTAGTTAAGAGTATCTACCCTGATGCTGACAAAGAAATTACAGAATACCCGGAATACTTACCAACTAATAACGGCTGGGTAGCAACCGGCCGAACAGTTGACTATAGATTGACTATAGCTGGGTGTGAAGTTGAAGCAAGTGTGATTATTGAAGGCCAAAAATTCAGCTCACAACTTTATGTAATGGATAATCACAACAAAACAGTTATGAAACCTAATTACAGTCAAATTAATAAAACTCAAATGAGAGCGCTAGTTAAGGCGTTAGCATTTGCCGGACTAGGATTGAATGTTTACGCCGGTGAAGATTTACCAAGTGAAAAAGATGAGACACCTACAAAAATTTCAAAAGCGCAGCTATTGAAGAAAAAAATAGCAAATGCGCAGCGCTTTGAAGTTCAGTACGGTGGCGGTAAAGAAAAATTAGTTGATGTTGTTAGCTGGGAAAAATCAGGCGACAAACAAGCTCACATGTTTATTGAAACTTGGACTAAACGTGATCCAAAGAACTTAGCAGCTTATGAATTTATTGAAACTAATGGACTATACACCGTTAAAGAAGAAAAGAAAGAGGCTTAATCATGGAAGATTTTAAAGGCGTTAAAGCATTCTTGATGGTGCCAGTAGGAATAGCTCGTGATAAAGATCTATTAATCAAACCTAAATCAATCATTTTAATGGGCGAAATACTTTCAATGCTGAATGTAACTGGTGAGTTCTTTATGAGTAATTCAGAGCTTGCAAAACGTTTGAACGTCACACCACGTTCAGTAAAAGACTATTTAATTCTGCTAGAAAAGAAGGGACTTATCAAGCGTATCAACGTTTACGCCGATAAAGATAAAAAGATCATAGTTGGCAGAAAAATTACAGCCGGTGACACCCTAGGGAAATACATTTCCCTAGGGTGGGGAAACACACTTCCCGAGGGTGGGGAAACTGATTTCACCAGGGTAGGGAAGCACATTTCCCCTAAATATAACAAGATAATAGATCAATCTAATAGAACATCTAATACATCATCATCATCTAAATCTTCTTCTTCAAATGATGAAATTAAAGATCCATTTGCCGGTGCAGGTGAAGTAGATGATGACGAAGAAGTTATTACTGGATTGATAAAAATGTTTAGTAATGAAGCTCACGTTTCTATACCTAATTATCAATACAACCATATAAAAAATAGTTTGCTTGCAATGGATCAAAGCGACGCTATTGATCTTATGTACACAGTGGTAAACAAGGTAAACCGAGGAGAAGTGCAGAACCCTATAGGCTATCTAATAACTTCAATTACAAGCGTAAAAGGTGGCGATTAGATGGCAACAGCAACTAAACCACCTATTGAAAGCTTGCTACCGTATCTTAGAGAGCAAATACCAGGGTGCGGTATTAGTGATAGCGAATTGAATGAACTACGCCGTATTTATCCTGAAGTTTCTTATAAAGACATTAATCGTGTTTATCACGAAGCTATCAATAAAAAGGCAATGCAACCAATTAGTTATATGGTGAGACGACTTCAAGTGTTAAAGCCGACTAATGATCCTTTTAAATTGAACCCACAAGCAAGATATAACGGAAAAATAAGAGTTGAAATAGGCACCGACTGGGACGCTAAAAATGCTGAAATACAAGCCAAAAGAGACGCACAACGTCAAGCCTACGATCATGTACATGGACAAGGCGCTTATGATGCTAGACTAAAAGCTTCAACAGCAGACTTAGCAGAAAAGTTCAGACATCTTGATAATTACTTAGATTATAAGTGAGGCATTGAAAATGAATGAAGAGAAACCTATTACAAAGTCATTTTTGGAACAGAAGATTCATGAAAAAGCAGTTGAGCATTGGGAAGATGATGTACGAAGAGCATTTAGTTCATTTAGAAATCCGCTCTTTGACAAACTGATTATCGCTGGAGATTTAAGAAAAAAATTGGATACAGGCGATCATGCAACTCTTCAAAGCGAATTATCTGGTGACTATAGCTACAACGAGCAAGAAACTTTCTTACGTTGCCTTTGCTCTAATTATGATGAGACAAAGAAAAGAACTATCAAAGAGTACGAACAACGCAATACAGACATGATTTTGAACAGTCTGTCTTCACTTGGTGATTACTTATACGACCATAGAAGGTATTAAAAATGACAACAAGCAGGCAATAAATTAAGGAGAAAAATAATGATTTACGGTACTAAAGACTATGAAGATGAAGCTAAGTACAAACACGACTTTAATATTGACCAAGTAGCAAAGGAACTTGAAAAAAGAATAAAGAAGTTCAGTGATATTGCCTATGATGGCTATTCAATTAATCGTATGACGTTAACCATTAGATTTTACGTAAAGACCGGTGATGGCCGAGAATACGTTGAATATGATCCATGTACGCTTGCATATCACGTGCAAAACGATTTATGGATTTCAGAATTTGACCAACAAAGCATTTATGAATTACTTGTTTTGTTTGCTCAAATTAGAGAAGTACAAACTATGAAGTCAATGGGATTTAGCCAAGAACAAATTGAAAGAATGCTGAACGGGGGCAATCATGAAGCATAAATATGATATTGATATGTACTTAGTAGCTATGGACTTGATGGCAGAAATGAAGCTGCTAACTGGCTTAGATCCAAACTTACATGATCAAATGAAGGCACTTGAAGACGAAAACAACCTATATTTTGGCTATGAGAACTTACAAGGGAGTAAGGAATAATGGACGCAATAAGTAAAAAGAGACCGCAACCAAAAGCGGAGCTTATGAAGCTGGTAAATGATCAGATTGAGCTTAAAAGCGCTAAATACAATGCTACGGTCTTTATTGAAATTGTTAAAGAACGTGTATGTGACTGGATCATTGAACATGGAGTGAGGCCAGTTAAGCAAGACAAAATACTTGTTTCAAATGTTACCTTTGATCCTACTGGAAAAATGTGTGCAATAGCTGAATACCATGTTAGCCCCTGGAATAAAGGAATTGATTTTTACACTTATTTTAATTGGGACAAAAATCAATTTTTAACTCACGTTTTTGATTGTTATGCACCTGGATCAGCATTAACAATCAATTGGGACGGCCTAACTCATTTAGCATTTGACGAGTACGGACGTAGTTATGAAGTTACTAGACAAGAAAAACAAGTAATTAATAGCTATAAGCGATTAAAGAAAAAACAACCGGAAGACTTAATATTCAAGTGCCAAAAATGCAGAAATAAGTTTGCGGCTAATGACTTAGATATTTGGATTGATGGTGGTCTTAAGTGCCCGGTATGTGGTGCAAAGTCTACTGATATTCAGTATATAGGCAAGGCGATTGAAAATGGATAGCCGTGAACATAGCGTTGAAATACGTGAGTTTAAAGAATATGGCCTAGATAAAACGGCAATTAAATTTAACTCACTGAAGCTACTAGATGATTATTTAGGCTGGCCTCATTCCTACAGCGGCGGAATAATCAGAAAAAGTCGTCACGATTTGATAAGAAACAAGTTTATCCTTCACGATTTAAGTGAGCCACATAAATGGTATATCGTTTGGAAGTTTGAGGGAAAGATTGTAGCAACCGACAAGGACATTGAAAATTTTTACACCGGACATAGATATAACAGAAAAGTTCCTGGTATTGTTGCACACGTACCAAAAATGTCACGTAAAGAGCTTAATCAGGCTTTAGAGCGTAAAAAAAGACGTTCAGCATTACTTATAGCTATTGATGAAAAATACGGCGGTATAGAGAATGCTGAAGGTACGTGGGAGCTAAAAGAACTTAGAGACATGATAGGAGCAACCGAATATGGAAGAAAAAAAGGTAATTAAAGAAATAAAAACACCAATTAAATATCTTGTAAAGAAATTGAATAAGATTGATTCATCACTTACAGTTAAGCCCTTAACTGATAATCCTGATTATATTGTCTTTAATGGAAAAATAAGCGAGCAGGAGGAAGTTTTGTATTATTTCAATCAAAGGCAATATAGTTCCTATGGATTAATGCGATTTATTGAAGATCACAATACTGATGATTTTATTGAAATAAATAAAGCTATTAACGTTTGGCTAAATTCAAAAGAAAAGAATGGCTCAACAATGCCGTTTGAAGATGATATTTCAAACGATTCTCAAAAGAAAACAAAAGAACAACTAATCTATGATTTTGTTGATGAAACAATGAAGCATGGATTTAAAGTAAATCAAGAAGTAGCAAATCACAAAACTCTCAAAATTGATATGGCTTTTGAAAATGAATTTAACACTGTTTTCAGAATTAACATTGAAGATGTGAAAAATACAGATATAAGACCATTTGGGATTTTAGTAAATCTGGTAAATAATAAGCAACTATCAAAATTAAGTTGGCTATTTGACAGAGCAAGCAAGTTAGTTAGTGACTTAAGGAGCATGTAGCATGAAAATTAAAGTATTTGTTCAAAAAGTCGATGTTATTGAGGATTGTGTAAATGACTGGCTCTCACAACACTCCAACATAAAAATTTTGCATCAATTCTTAAGGAATAACTGGGTGCAGCATGTCGATGCTCATCAGCAAGTTGTAACCAATGTAATCACTATGATTATTGAATATGAGGAGAAAAATGATAACTGATTGGATATTTAAGTTCGCTGTATGGCTTAGACAAGCGTTTTGCCATCATGAATATAAAGAGGTTTTTGATTATCATCTTGAAATTACTTTTTATCAGTGCCAAAAATGCGGAAGAAAAATAATCGATGAGCCACCCAAGCCATTGATTAAGCAGGAGAAAGAAGACGACGATGGAAAATAAATTATTGTTTTTTGCTGTATGTTTCGTAGTGTCAATTATCTTTTTAGCGTTAATAATAGCAATTTATATGTTTAGTCAATGTGGAGATAAGTTTTGAGTTTTGATTTAGCAGCATTAGCAAAAATAGTTTGGATATTTGTTTGCACTTTAATAGGTCTATGGGGTGCTGGCGATATTCTGCACGACAAGAAAATAGAAAAGTCATTCGCTAGTAGATTTTTTGAAGCATTAGCAATAGTACTCATTTGGGTATTGATGGGACTTGTAACCACGTATTTTGCTAAATTTATTTTGATTTTTATTGGAGTATTTATAGTAATTTTGTTGATTAAGATGATTTGAAAGCAGGTAAGATGACAGAATTTTCTATTAAAGGGCAAAGATTGAGACCGGGATTAACTATTACAGAAGGCTGGTACACATTTGTCATAACTAATGAGGGCAATATAAAGCGTATTAGCAGTGGTAACCATGCTGAACTTAAGTTATGTGGACGTGAGTTTAATGATTTTCTTGTTAGCTATCATAAATACAATGCACCGGAACACATTCGTAAGCTTAGCAGCGCAATAAACAAAAAAGAGTAGGAGTTATACAAGTGATTAAGTACAATATAAATGAAACAGTTTCAAACGTGAAAGACTTTTTTCAGCATGATTTTTGGCACTACATGAATCAAGGTGGTATTCATGTAAATCAATTATCAAGCCCTCAAATGAGTTCAACTGGACCTAGTCATAGTAATGTTAACGGCGTTGAAAAAAGCCTTATAGCTGATTTGAGCGAAGCAGAACAAGCAACCTACAGAGCTGAAACAATTGCAATTGCACTTAATAACTGTTCAGATCTTGATAACTCCAAACATCAAACTATTTTACGTAGTGCTTACATTAATGAATTAACCGATTATCAAATCGAAATTAAATTAAGCTTCAGTGACTATCAATTAAGACGTGAAAAGAAAAAAGCTTGCGTTGAGTTTGCTGAAAGATTGGAATTTTGGTGTAAACGCCGTAATATCAACGATTTACCCCTTTTGATGTCTTATTAAAATAACAATTTCAACGGTAAATCAACGAGTTTCAACGAAAAATCAACGTAAATCAACGATATTTCAACGAGATTCAACAAAAAATCAACGTAATTCAACGACAAACCAACGAGACAAAGCCTTATATTGATAGTGTCGAAAATTTAGGAAGACGAGCAACTAAACTTTCGACAACCAATTTTAATTTTGTGTGGTGCAAGGTTTATTCATTATTAATACCTCCTTTCTTTAGATGATTAACTAGATACGAAGCAATGAAAACGGTAAATCTTCCGCAAAAGTACACGTACGACACGGCGTGGTGCCGGTGCAAGTCCGACCATTGCTCATAGGCTAGTAGCAATACTAGCCAAGAAGTATGTTGTAAAGCCTGATTGCAGGTACATACAAACACCATGATACAAGTAGGAACAGCGGAGACAAAAGCCCTTTATATGCTGTCCTTCATTTACACATTTAACAAACAGCGTTGTACCGTCTGGCGACGCAACTTTGGAGCGTTAAGAAGTTGCTGGTGTGTCCGATCCCACCAGGTGCAATAGTCTGCGATGACGGTAGCATTTGCTACAAGAGCGGACATAATAAAGAACCTAGCCGGATTTGATAGGTTTCTTTATTGAGCTATGTTAATTGTTTGCCGTGCCCGTTAATCCACGTTCACGGCATTCTGGGCTAAGTAGTCGGATACCTTATGCAATAGCCGAAACATAAGCGAGGTTCGATCCCTTGTTAGCCCTTTGATCCTAAAAAGGATCATCAGAATTATGTGTTAAACGGCTAAGGTGTTCAATCTGGGACATGTCAAAGAGCATGGACGAGTTCAACTCTCGTAACACCTATTAGGAGGATTAAACGATGAAAGCTTTATCTGTTAGAGGTAATTATGTTTTAGATATGATTACCGGTAAAAAGAAAATTGAATATCGAACCTGGCATACAAAATACCGTGGTGACTTGCTAATGTGTTCAACCACTAAAAAAATAGCCGGAGCTGTTCCGGGCTATGCTCTTTGTATTGTTCATTTAGATGATGTGCGGTATTGTGAAGAAGATGACTTCTATCACTGGATTATTAGCAACGTGAGAGTAATTAAGCCAATACACGTAAAAGGACAGCTAAAATTATTTAACGTCCCAAACAAGCTAATTAAAGTCATTAGCAAAGAACAATTTGAAGATGAAATCAAACCGTTGATCTATCAACCAAAATTTAGAAGGAAGAAGCGCTAAGGCGCTTTTTTATTTTGCCTATGTATAAAACTAAAAAGTACGGCGTTGTTAGCTGCAGAATGGAAAACAAAATCCTAGCAGATTTAGAACGAGACTTTGAAAGAAAGAAGCGTAAGAAGAATGAGTTTACTGGACGCAATCAAAACTCAAAGCATGATAACCGATAGCGTGCTAGTCTCATTCAGCATGGGTAAAGATTCAATAGTTACTATGGATCTTTGCATGAAATACTTTAAACACGTTCAACCGTTCTTCATGTATTTAGTACCTGGATTAAAGTTTCAGGAAGAAGCGTTAGAAAAGTACGAACACCGCTGGGGAGTTGAAATTCTTGAAGTGCCACATTTTGAAAATTCCGACTTTTATAGATTCGGTTCGTTTCGTGATCCTGATTACACCGTACCACGAGTAAAGATTAGAGCTATTTACGAGGCTTTACGTCAAGAAACCGATATTTATTGGATAGCTGGTGGTGAAAAGATCAACGATTCAATCGTACGGCGTGCAATGCTGAAACATTCCGGCTCTATTGATGAACAACGTGGGCGCTTTTATCCGGTCATGTATTGGACTGACAAAGAAATTAAACAATACATGCGTCAAAATCATTTATTTTATCCAAAGTTCAACCAAGAATTAGGATTTAGCTTTCATAGTTTAGCTGGTAAGGAATTATCAGCAATTAAACGTATTTATCCTGAAGATTATCAAAGAATATTGAAATTTTTCCCTGAAGCAGAAGCAGGGGTAGTACAGTACGAAGCTTACAAAGAAAAGGGTGACTAAACATGGCTACTTATGGTGAGATACGTACAACAACTTATGAACGCTGGCTAACACGACAACACAATAAGTTTGACGCATGGTTTAATAGAACTCGTTCTACCAATGATCATGCTGATTCAAGTAGTAGCTTAAAGCCACCATTTGAGTATATTGTTGACCGTGTTAAAAGAGAACACCCCGGTAAGTTTAAAAATAATCTTGAAGCTAGAGTTTATGCAAGAAAACACGACCCGGTAGGGCGAAGATACGAGAGACTAAGAAAACAGGGTGTAGAACCGGCTAGAATGTATTCAATATTGCATCTTGGCCCACATAGTAGAGCAAGTACAGGAAGGAATGGTCACTAATCATGGTACGGCTACTAAATAATGCTCAAATTAGAGCAATTAGGGCTGGCGTGACTGATAAGGACTTAAAACGATCATTTGAAAGAAGTTCTTATGGTAGAAGATCTACTAAAACTCCCAAGCCAAAGCAAAATGCAAATATTCAACGTATTTATGCAAAAGGCCGAAGTTTATTTGCCAATGGTAAGTTAACTGGCCCACGAAGAATAACCGGTATGAGAATAAATGGTAAACCGGCCGTAGCTGTACCACGACGAGACGGAAAATTTAACGTTGTTGGTGCTTATGCACAAAGCAGTCGAGGTAAAAGCATGGGTCTGGCTATTTTTAGCGAATCAGGATCAATACGTAGACTACCTAATATGCGTGGTAAAGCTTATTCAATTATTGGAAACAGTAGAGCAGCATTCAGAAAAGGTTCTACTGGTAGTAGAGGTGGATAATCATGAAATACGTTAAATACGGTCACGGTAAGTGGACTAAGGCTACAATGCTTATTCTTAGCGGTGATGGAATATTTTTTTATGACTTTAGTCACAAGAAAAAAGTAGGAATTAATTCAGATGGTGAGTATATAGATGAAAGAATTACAGCATTTTAAGTTTGGAACAGTGAAAAGAAGTCAAATTAAATTTGCTGACTATAATCCTCGTATCATTGATGAAAGCAACCAAAAGAAATTAATCAAGGCTATCAAAGAAAATGGACTGATAGAGCCGTTAGTTTGGAATAAACGAACCGGGACATTAGTTGGCGGTCATCAAAGATTAACTGCAGCGGATAAGATTTACCGCAAAAAAGATTATGACGTTCCGGTGGCGATAATTGATTGTGATCTGAAAACAGAGAAAAAGTTAAACGTTCAATTGAATAACCCTTCAATGCAAGGTGACTGGGACTTAAACGAGTTAGCCGATTTAGCAAAAGACGTTAGTTTTGAAGATATGGGATTCAATAAAGCAGATATTGATTTCTTATACGATGGTGACGTTGATTTTGATGGCCAATTCATTGAAGACGACAAGCCAAGTAAAAAAGAAACTCCATACGATGATGAAGTAGAAGACGAAAAAGACAAGATGGCTGGGCTTGCTGAATTTAACAAGAAAAAAGCTGACTTCAGACACAAAGACCAGGACGATACGATTATTAATTTTTATACAAAAGTTGTGTTTCCTGATAACCAAACTAAAGAAGAGTTTTACAAGAAAGCCAATATTCCAGCTAATGAAGAGTTCATTACATTTGATCAATTGAAACGATATTTTGAAAAGTAGGTGATTAGATGGCTAGAAGAATAGAGCCACATATGTTGAATTTACGGCCGGGCAATAGTGTTAGACGTGCTAGATCCGGTTGGCTTGGCAATGAAGTTGTAAGACCTTTGATGTATGTAGGTAAAGACAAAAGAGTTCATAGCAATCCTAATAATCATCTATTTCTTAGTAGAAACTCACAATTTAAAGAACGAACGACTTATATGAGAAATGCTAAAACGTCAAATAGATTGCACATTGAACGTGATAATGGTGGCAGTTTTCATGCAGTATTTGATAAACGTGGCACTAGAGGATTTTCGGGACGTAAGTTTTTTGTAAAAAGAGCTTCAACCGGACACAATGGCGGATAACAAAGAGGTGATCAAATGGCTAGACGACGGCAATTTATGACTGGTGAAAATACTATTGTTTCAGGTAGTATGAACACTTTTAGTAGAAATAGATCAGGATCTACAGCTACAGTCGGATTACATAGAAATACACATAGATCAGGTACTAATAGTTTAAGTTTATCCAGGGGCGAGTTGCGTCGTGGAAAATTACAGTTTAGTTCCGTTAGAGGTCAACGTGGTATTGCTGCACTTCAAAGAGTAAGAAGAGCCAATCGAGGTCACTATACATTAGCAGGATTAAGAGGACGTGATGCAATCGCTATTCGTGATCCTAAGTTTCTGAAACCGTCAACCGGTCATAGTGGTGGATAGAAAGAAGTGATTTTATGGCGAGACAATTAGATTTATTCAGTGCTAGTCGTACTACTAGTTACAGAAATAGTCACAGAGTTGTACCACGCAGATTGCAAACAACCGGACAAGGTACACGTAGAGTTACTAGAATGGCAAATCGTGTTACTGGCGGTCAATCATTAAGAGCCAACGGTGGTCAATTAATGCGTTCATTGAAATACGCTAGACGACATGCTACAGCTACTAGATATACTTTGTTGCGTTTTAGAAATGCAAAGATGAAACGTGGGTCTTTCGGTTCGAGTGGCGGATAAAAAGGAGTGATTAGATGGCTCATGCTGAATATAAGAAATGGCTAGAGCCTGATAATCTAACTAAATTAAGAAGTTGGGCTCGTGATGGCCTCACAAATGAACAGATTGCCAAGAAAATAGGCGTTAAACGTCAAACATTTCAAAGATGGGTAAAGACATATAGTGACATAAGTGACGCCCTAAAAAAAGGCAAAGAAGTTGTTGACGCTGAAATTGAAGAAAATTTAATTTCAACGATGAAAAAGCATACTTTGAAGACAACTACTTATGCAATGGTCAAAAAAGATGAAATGGTTCTGAAAGCTGAAAGAACTAAGTTCATGAATATGTACAAACTTGACCACCCGGAGGCAACTAAGAATGAAATATTGATTGCTACCGCTGAAAATGTGGACGTTTACGAACGTATAGCACAACGTCAAGTAGTTACTGAAGTTGATCCTAATGTATCATCTATGATCTTTTGGCTTAAAAATAGAGAGCCCGACAAGTACCGTGATCAAACGTTTAAGAAGCTTAACGAAGCACAAGCACGTAAAGCTATTGCTGAAGCTAATATCAGTGAAAAGCAACTCAAAGCACTTGAGGAAGCTGACAATCCAGATAATGCGACCGTTGTTGTTGATGATATTTCTAAGTTGAAAGAGTTGAGAGACAAAAATGCAGACAGTTCAACTAAGCAAGGAGATTAACCCTCATTTCTATGATATGTGGACTACTGACAAGCCTTACATAGTATGCAAAGGCGGACGTGGTAGTTTTAAGTCATCTGTTATCAGTCTCAAACTTGTAACAACGATGATGAAATACATTCAGCAAGGTAAGACCGTGAATGTTATCTGTATTCGTGAGAACCAACAATATTTAAGAGATTCTGTTTACAATCAGATTCTTTGGGCTATTGACTTGCTACATGTTTCAGATCAATTTCAAACTCGTGTAAGTCCTATGATTATTAGACACAAAGTAACAGGATCAACGTTTTATTTTTACGGTGCTAATGATCCAATGAAATTGAAGTCTAATATTGTTGGAAATGTTATTGCAGTTTGGTTTGAAGAGTTCAGTAACTTAAAAGGCCCTGATGTTTTTGATCAATCTGTACCAACTTTTATACGTCAAAAGCCTTCATTTGCTAAACAAGTTAAGATTTATATTTCATATAACCCACCTAGAAACCCTTATGCGTGGGTGAATGAGTGGGTAACACAACGTGAAGTAGATGATGATTATTTCATTGATCATTCAACTTATTTAGATGATGAGTTAGGCTTCACTACAAAGCAGCAACTAAAACTGATAGAGCAATACAAGAAAAACGATCCTGATTACTACCGTTGGCTCTATCTTGGTGAAGCTGTTGGGCTTGGCACCAACGTTTACAACATAGACTTATTCAAAGTTGTTGACCGTATTCCAGACGATGAATATTTGACTGATATTTTCTATGGACTAGATACCGGTTTTATGGTGTCAGCTACGGCGTGTGTGGCGTTAGGTTTTACAAACAAGTACAACGCCTATGTTTTAGATACGTTTTACTATGATCCAACTAAGTACGCTAGAAAGCTAAGCGCACAAGAGCAAGCAGAACGTATTCATGATTTTATTGATAGCATGACTAACAAGTATGGCTTATACCCTACTAACATGACTATTGATAGTGCGGACGGTGGTATTTATACCCAATATTGGCAAATGTACAGCGTCCAGTGGTCTAAGGTGCGTAAATTAGGTGAACCTGAAATGATTGACCGTGTACAGGACTTGTTGGCACAAGGGCGATTGTTTGCACTAAAGACACCGGGCAATGAAACAATGCTAGATGAACACAAGAAGTATCAGTGGGATCCAGCAACCGTCAACAGTGACAAGCCTAGAGTTATCAAGGAATACGACCACAGTTGCGATGCTCTAAAATACCTATGTCTCGATAACGAACAAATATTAGGATTAAGTGCATAATATCAACGATCATAGGCTATTTAAATGTAGTATAATTATAGTGAGGCGATTAAAAATGAACGAAGTCCACTATAGTAAAGACTATCAATATGCTTTTATAGATGGTTATAAATTTAGGCGAGATGATAAATCTGGATATTATTTATCTACTAAAAATATTGGTGCTGGTCGCAAAAGACTGCATAGATATGTGTGGGAAAAACACAATGGCCCAATTCCAAAAGGATATGAAATTAACCATATTGACGAAAATAAATTTAATAATGAAATATCTAATTTTGAATGTATTACAGCTCATGAACACAGAATGTTTCATTTAGAGCATGATTATGACAAAATGCTCCCTAAATGGCGTAAGAGTTTGAATGAACATGCTAGAGACGCTGCTGCAAAATGGCATAAGAGCGAAGCTGGGCGAGAAGCTCTCAACAAGATTAGACCGAAGCATATGAAGAAAAAGTATGTTAGAAAATGTAAAGTGTGTGGTGAAAGTTTCCGAACAGCTAAGAAATCTAGCAAATTTTGTTCAGAAAAATGTAGGACCAGGTATAGAAATATTCACAAAAAAGATACTGTGATTAAGAAATGCAAGTTCTGTGGCAATAGCTTTCAAACTAATAAATATAGACCCAATAAATATGATTCTGAATTGTGTCGTCAGAAGGAATCTCTAAAAAAACATATGATAAAAACAATTGGCATTCAGAAATTGCCATCAGGAAATTATATTGGTTCTTTTAGTTTTCAAAGTAAGAAATACCATACAAAGGTGTTTTCTGATAAAGAAGAAGCTATTAATAGCCGTCTGGAAATGATGCAAGCAATATTGGATAAATAAGTCACGAAAGTGGCTTTTTATTTTACTAGTAAGGCGGTGATTGAATGAGCTTTATGCGAAAGTTAAAGCGTCTTATGTACAAAGGAGGTGCGAAGTTAGGTTTGGTACAACAAAAAAGTTTAAGCAGTATTACTGATGATCCTAGAATTAAGGTTCCGGCCGAAGAATACGACCGTATCAGAAAAGCAAAACGCTATTATCAAGATAATTTGCCTAAAGTAGAATATTGGACTACAGCAGGTAAGCAAAAAAGAGACCTTAACTCTTTGAACGTGCTTAAAAGTGCTAGTCAAGCGTTAGCGTCTCTTATGTTTAATGAACGTTGCAGCATTAAGGTAAACGATTCAAAGCTACAGAACTTACTAGATGGAATTTTCAAAGATAATAACTATTACTTAGATCAAGAAACTCACCTAGAAACGTGGATTGCGTTAGGAAGTGGCGCTATTCGGCCTTACGTTGAAAATGATAAGATCAAATTATCGTGGGCTAATGCTACTGAAGTATATCCGCTTGACGCAAACACAACCAAAGTTGATCAAATTGCTATTTCTCGTAAGTTACAAAAAGTCGAAAATAACACGGCCGTTTATTACACGTTGATAGAGTTCCACCAGTGGGGCAACTTAACAACAGACGAAAAAGGCCGTCAATATAGACCGTACACAATCACTAATGAACTATATAGGTCAAATGATCCAAACGTTGTCGGTGAGAATGTACCACTTGACTATATTGATGAATACGCTGGGCTTTCACCAAGTACGACATTCAACTATTTGGAAAAGCCTCTGTTTGCGTTTTATCGTAATGCAGGCGCTAATAACAAAAATCTTGTTAGTCCTTTGGGTATTGGCTTGTGTGATAACTGGTTCTCAACTGTTGATGACATCAACATGGTGCATGATGGCTTTGAATGGGAAGTTAAGACAGGCTATAGACGTGTATCTATTCCTAGAAGTTGGGTACGTCGTCAACAAAACATGAATGGTCATACAATTCCTGAAGATCAACAGTACTTTTGGGATCCTAATGATGCTGTTTTTGTTCCAGTGAATGCAAAAAACGATGACACAACAACGGCGTTTAGAGATTTGAGTATCAATATCAGAAATGAACAGTACGAAGGAGCTATGGATTTCTTCTTACGTGAACTAGAAAACGATTTGAAGTTAAGTCCTGGTACGTTCACTGTTACACCTTCAGGAGTTCAGACGGCAACCGAAGTGGTAACTAACAATTCTAAGACGTATCAAACACGTTCCAGTTACCTAACAATGCTAGAAAAGACAATTGATCAGCTTGTTTATGCTATTGCTGAATTATTGCAAAATGGTGACTTATGGTCAGATGGTAAAGCACGTTGGAATGGTGACTTAGACAACTTAGTTATTACTCCAGACTTTGCGGACGGTGTATTTGTTGACCGTGAAGCTCAACGCTCTGCAGATTTGCAAGCTGTTCAAGCTTCTGTAATGCCTAAAATACAGTTCATCATGAGAAATTATGACTTAGATGAAAATGAAGCACAGAAATGGCTACAGCAAATTCAAGACGAACAAAGCCCAACGCCACCAGATCAAGAAATGAGTATGTTTCCAGGTGAAGGCGGTGTAAACCGTGAACAAGAAGATAACTCAAGCTCAAATGATGCAGAAAGCGGATCAAATAGCTGATTATTACGCTTATAACGAGCAAGAAATGTTTTACATTCTTATTGATGCGTTTAAGCAAACACGGCCGGAACTGATGAATGCTGAAAAAGATCCAACCAAAATAATGGAGTGGCGTTTAAAAGCGTTGTCTCAAATTGGTGGGCTAACTGATAAAGTAATTAAGCTCATTAGCAAAAATTCCGGCTATTCAGAACAGGCTATATACGATTTAATCGAAAAAGACGGGCTAACTGTTACAAAGCAATTTAATAGACACTTAGCTAAAACGCTAAAAAAGCCCGTTAGAGGTATTTCTGCTAATTCAAGTGTAATTATACGAAGTTATGCTGAACAAACGATGAGAGACGTAAATAATTACGTCAATCAAACGTTATTAACTAGGAACTACGGTAAAAATTCCGCTGCTAGGACTTATCAAGAAATAGTCAACAAAACTGTTCTTGATGTGACACTAGGACGCAAAACACCGCAAAAAGCATTGTTTGACAATATTTATCAGTGGCGTGACAAGGGTATGAGTAGTTCATTGATTGATAAAGCAGGACATAAATGGAGTTTAGAGGGCTACACACGTATGGTGTTACAGTCCACAACGTCCAGAACTTACAACGATTTGCGTATTCAGTCGATGAAAGACTACGACACTGTTCTATGCACAATGAGTTCACACCCAGCAGCTAGACCGGCGTGCGCTCCGATACAAGGTAAAGTAGTTTGTATTGTGCCACACAGTGATCCACGTTGTGACAATGATTATCCAAACATTTATGATCATGGTTACGGCACACCAGCAGGCACTCAAGGAATAAATTGTTCCCACATTCTTAATCCTTATATCAAAGGAGTGTCTCATAACTATGCTGAACAGTTTGACCCAAAACAAGCGGTCGAAAACATGAAGATTCAGCAGAAACAAAGATATTTAGAACGTGGTGTACGTAAGAATAAGCGTAAATTGCAACTAGCCAAGCGTTTAAACGATTCTGACGGTATTTCTAAGTATTCCGCTAGTGTTAGAGGGTATCAGGGTAAATTGCGTCAAATCGTAAAAGAACACGACTTCCTAGCAAGACAATATTCAAGAGAGAAGATAGCAAAATGAAAATTAAACCACCAACACAAGATGAAATTAGATTAGACGACTTGAAAAATGAAAAGGCTGAAGTTGATACTAAGCTGCTTAATTTAGATAATTTCTTATTTGAACACCGTGGCGGTCTTGAATATGAAGAAAAGCGCTTATTACGAGTGCAAAGAACAATTATGTATTCTTATTCAACCGTACTTGGTGAACGTATTACAGCTTTGAAGGAAACAATTAGAAAATACTACGAAAATTAATAAACCGTGTTCCCTAGCATGAACACGTTAATCAAAAAGGCTTATTTTTTATGCTCTGAACGAGGTCGTCCCTCGTAAATTACACGTTAGGAGAAAACAAATGGAAAGAGAATTTCTTGAAAAACAAGGCCTTAATGCTGACCAAATTTCAGCGATCATGGCTCAATATGGCAAAGATGTTAACGGTATTAAAGACGGCTACGAAAGCAAGTTATCTAGCTTAAATAGCAATGTCGAAACGTTAAAAGGTCAAGTAACTGATAGAGATAAGCAAATTAAAGACTTAAGTTCTGCAGCTAAAGACAATGAAGAACTCAAAGCTAAGTTTGCTAACGCCCAAAAAGAAATTGCTGAAAGTGACAAGAAATACAAAGCCCAACTTTTAGATCAAAAGAAGGACTTCGCTATTCAGCAAGCATTGACTAAAGCCGGTGCTTATAACAATAAAGCTGTTATGGCTATCTTAGACGCTGATCAAATCAGTGTAGACGATAAAGGCAATATCTTACACGTTGAAGACGCTGTAGCGCAAGCACAAAAGGACTTCCCTCAAGGATTCAAACCCCAAGAAAAGGAAGAAACAAAGCCAGCTCCGAAAATTGTTACAACCGGCAATGCTACTTCCGAAACTGTTGAAAAGAAACCATCTGAAATGACTTTGCAAGAACAAAACGACTTGTACCGCAAAGACCCACAAAGATGGTCTCAATTATTTGATAAATAGAGGAGTTTTTAAATGGCTGAAACACATTTAAAAGATATGATCATTCCTGAAGTCTTCAACCGTTACGTACGTAACAACTCAATGAAGACTAACAACTTAATTAGTTCAGGTATTATTCAAAATGATGACTGGCTAGGCGGTCAATTAGGTCAACCTGGTACCAAGATCACCATTCCATATATCAATGACTTGGACGGTAAAGCTGACAATTGGACTGATACTCAAGATATTGGCGTAGAAAACTTAACTTCAGGATCACAATTGGGTATGAAGTTCTATCAAACTAAGGCCTTTGGTCAAACTGATATTTCTACCTTGCTTTCAGGCGCACCTATTCAAGATCAAATTGCTTCACGTTTCTCAAACTTTTGGAATACCAATGATCAATACATGTTATTTGCTGTTTTGAAGGGTATGTTCCAAGTTGATGAAATTGCTAACTCAAAGGTATTGGATTTAACTGCACAATCACCAACTGATTCAGAATTTTCAGCAAAGGGCTTTATTGCTGCACTTTCATTAATGGGTGATCAACCTGAAAACATTCTTTCATCAATTGCCGTTAACTCAACTACTTACGCAATGATGAAGTCTCAAAACTTAATTGACACTATTCAACCATCAAACGGCGGTACTGCTATCAATGTTTACAACGGTAAGCAAGTTGTAGTTGATGATGATATTCCAACTGATACTTCAGGCAAGGACGCAACTTCAGTAGCTTACTTGTTTGGTACCGGTGCTATTCGCTACTCAACTCAAATGTACGGTACTGAAGTTGTTACCGAACCATTGAAGCAAGGTGGTCGTGAATCAGTTGTACAAAAGCGTATTGGTTGTATTCACCCACTTGGTATGTCAATTGCTCCAGACTTTGCACCAGCTACTCCAAACTTCCCAACTCCAGACGACTTTGCAAAGAAGGAAGCTTGGACTATGCCTAAGGACGTTGATGTAAAGCATGTTCACTTAGTTCAATACAAGTTCAAGCTTGATCCATTCTTTGTTTTGAAGCAAAAGTCACAAAACGCCGTAGCTGCAGCTAAGACCGCTGGCACTGGCACACCTGGTACTGGCAAGTAATAGAGGTGTTCTAAATGCTACTTTCGTTCGCTGAATATCATGAAATGGGTGGCACGACACCTACTGACAAGTACGAAAAACTAGAGCAAGACGCTGAAGATTTAATCAATCCGATCACAAATGATTATTATGTTCTCCATTCAATTGACGACGATGAGGATAAATACCGTGTTCAATGCTTTAAAAAGGCGTTAGAACTGCAGATTAACTTTAGCTTTGAAATTGGAGCGTCAACTCCTTACGAAATGTCAAATCAAGACGTAAAAAGCGTATCAGTTGACGGCACTACCGTAACAAAAGGTACTACACCAACTAATTTTGTTACTAATGGTGTTTACAATTTAGCCCGTGATTATTTATACAGGGGCGGTTTCTTGTTTAGAGGTATTCCACATGCTTAGACCACCTAAAACGATGTTTCAAGACACTATCACTCTTAAAAAGCTTGTTACTGATCCTGATGATCCATACGGCGAAAAAGAAGTAGCAGAAGAAATAGAAATACAAAATTGTCGGTTTACGTTGCGGACTGTCTACAGTGGCACAAACAACGACCGACAAGTTGTATCTAATGCAAGTATCGTTTTGATGTCTACTTATACAACGCCGTTTATTGACTTTGATGACAGTTACCAGGGCGCAAAGATCGTTTTTAATGGTCGTGAGTACACGATTACAACAATTAATCGTGATATAGAGCCTTTTAGTCGCAAAGTCTATCAATACAAGCTAGGAGTGATCTAGTTGGGTGTTCATGTAAAAATCGACCTTGCAAAACTCAAAGAAAAAACTAGCTCTGCAGCATTTCTGAAAGCTAGGAGAATAGTTGCTAATGAATCGTTAGCAGCTATGGATAAGTACGTTCCGTATTTAGAGGGTAATTTGAGTAAACAAGTTTATATTGCTATTGACGGCTCAAAACTCGTTTACACAATGCCGTACGCTAAAGCCCAGTTCTATGGCCTTGTTGGCCCGAAACCGGGCTATCCGGTAAAGCATTGGACTACAGCAACACATAAGCTTGCAACAAAGCGCTGGGACTTGGCTATGAAGGGCAACAAGGAAGATATGGAAAAAATCATGGATAGTTATGTAAAGGCTATGAAGTGGACTAATGATAATTAACGACTTGCAAGAAACAATAAGACAAAGCCTTAACGAGCAGATACAGAATGGACTTTTTGAAGGTGATCTTTTTCCTGACCCCAAAAAGCCTATTTTTATTAGATATATGGATAAAGATGACACATTATGTTTTGTGCCTAATCCGGGTTCTCACGTTGTAGAACAAGACTACAGCGGTGTTCAGTATAAGCAATATAATTATGCTTTTACTATCAGAACAACAAACGGAGCGATGGCTAAGACACGTCTCTTTAAAATTAGTCAATATCTGCAAACGTTAAGCGATTTAAAAAGTATAAGCGGTGCGCATTGGCGCTTTGATCATATCGAGGTACCAAGTGAACCGGCCGAAATATTACAAGATTTAAAAGGAGCAGTTACGTACTCAATGGACGTAGCTGTTTTTATTTACACAAATAAAGGAGTTCTTTAAACATGGCAGAAGAAAATAAAGCTGCACAAACTAAATTTCTACCTGGTACTGATACTGAAAAGGGTGGTTTCCCAGAAAACTTTGTCAACAAGGTATTTATTGACATTGATCCAAAAATGAGCGATGCCGGTGACGTTGATTTAAACGACGTTACAACCGGTAAATGGGCTTGGGTGGCTTCAGGTATCAACAACAACACACCAAGTGCTAACGAAACTTCAACAAATGACGCTTACTACGACGGTGGCGGTTTTACTGAAACTGATGTTACTGGTAAACAAGTTCAATTAGCTATTTCAGGCTTTCGCAAGGTTGGTGACCCAGCTCAAGATTATGTTGACGGTTTGTTCTTAAAGTTTGGTACCGCTCTTAAGACCCGTGTTATTTGGGTAAAGAACAACTTACCAGTTATTTCAGAATGTACTATTTCTAATATTGTGCCTACTGGTGGTGCTGCTAATGCAAAGCAAACTTTCTCATTCAACATTGACTTCAACGGTCGTCCAAAGATTTTTGCTGGTCAATTAACTTTGAATCAAACCGCACAAGCCAAGGTTTATGCTGCAACTGTTGATACTTCAAAGACACCAACAGATGACCAACCAATTTTGCCAGCTATTATCAATGAAGAAACATCTTCAACTACTCCAAAGGTTGACGACAAGGGCACTGGAATCCATGCTTAACAATTATTTCTAGGAGGTCTATTAAATGAGCGTAATTTCTTTAGATAATTTCAAGAAGTTTAATAACGAAAAGGAATTGAAGTTTCCTGGTATTGAAACTACTTGGAAGGTAACTTTTGACGACAAGTATAGAACTGAAGCAGCATTTGTCGCTTCAAAAATCGAAAAAATGTACAAAGAACAACAATCAAGCGACTTGGAAGACAAGTTATTGGCTATGACTGATAGCGCACGAAAAAAGGCACTTGAAAAGCAATTAGGCGATTACAAGGACGCATGTATTGAAGGAATTAATACTTTATTGCATGACGGAAAAGCCGGCCAACAATTGTATGACCACTTCGGCCACTCAACCGAAGTTTTGGCACAAATTATCGAAGCTATTAACGAAGCTGCAGATAAGACTTTAACTTTGGATAATGACCGTCAAGCTCTTTCAAAGTACGACGCAGAAAACTAGTGATTTATTATGCTAAGTTTAACGAAGAGCCCAACCACCGAAATGGCTTGGCACGGCAAAGTTTATAAAGTTAACTTGGCGTTTGACCATGTTTTGCTATTCCTTGAAATGCAAGAAGATACCAGTCTTGATGAATTTCAGAAGTTTCAGCAAACATTTAAGTTGTTTTTTGGTGAAAATGAAAGTTTGCCAAACGATCCTGACTTTTATGAAAAAGCTATGGAGCAAATATCTAAGGAAATCACGGATAGTCCTTATGGAACAACAGTAAAAAACGATGATGGAGGCGTAGAGACCACTAAGCAGTTCGATTACAAGCGAGATGCTGGTGCGATCTACGCTTCTTTTTTTGATCAGTACGGAATTGACCTGAACAAAGAACGGGGCAAAATGCACTGGTCTATTTTTAAGGCTTTGTTTGACGGTTTAGGGCCTAAAACATACTTTCAACGTATTTTGTCTATCAGGCAAGAAGACGCTTCAAAGATCAAAGACCCAACCGCTAAAAATGAACTTGTTCAAGCTCAAAACTACTACGCTGTTGACGGTGCAAAGACTGAAGAGCAATTGGAACAAGAAAGCCTTAACAGTGATTCACTTAGTCGATTGTTTGACAGCTTATTGGAGCAAGCAAAGAAAGGAGGTAACTAATTGGCTGACGGTACAATCACAATTGATGTTGATATTCAGAAAAATAAGGTTAAATCAGACGTTCAAGCAATCAATGAAGAAGTCAACAAAATTGGCAATAAAGCCGGTAACAAGCTAGATGAAAATTTAGATAAAAACCTAAATAAGGCCAAATCTAAGGCTAGCCAAACTGGTAAAGAAATTGATAGAAACTTAGGTAAAGACCATAAAACCAAAATAACGGTTGAAGATTCTGAAGCTAAGCACAAAGCTAATGAATTAAAGTCTGATTTGAATAAATTGCCTAAGGATCACAAAGTTAAGATTAATGCTGAAACTGGTGAGACTACTGAAAAAGTTGATTCAGTTAAGCATAAAATTAATCAACTTCCTGAAAAACATAATACTGAAATAAACGCCACGGATCACACCGAGGGCGTTTTTGCTAGGATCAAAAGTCACTTTGATAAGGTCAACGATGAAGGCAAAGAAACACACTCAATCTTTAAGAGTGTATTCAGTGCAAATATAGTTTCTGACGCTGTAAAAGGCGGATTTAGCTATATTCGTGGCGCATTGGGTGGAATGATTGGCGAAGCCAAGCAATATGCACTAGAACAACAAACTATGAACGCTACTTGGCTAACGCTTACTAATAGCGCAAGCAAGGGACGGGCTATGGTAAATCAAATTAATTCAATGGCGGCCGCTGCTCAAAACAGTACCCACATGGTTGACCAACTTTCTCAAAAGTTTTATGCAATTAATAACAGTGCGGAACAAACAGGAAAGTTAACTAAGGCTGTTTTGACATTGCAAGATGCGTTCGGTCAATCTGATGCAGCAGTTGAAAACTTTGGTACTCAATTTGCTCAAATGATGGCTAACGGTAAAGTTTCAGCTCAAGACATGATGTCTATTGTTAACACATTTCCTAAGTTGAAACCTATGTTGCTGGACTATGAACGACAAATACATCACGACAAGAATATGACTATGTCTGAAATGTCTGATCTTATGAGTAAAGGTAAGATTAAGTCTCAAGATATGATCAATGTTGTTCTTGAAGCTGGTAAGAAGTTTAAAAAAGCAACTGGTAACTTTACCGCTACTATTCCTGGTATGAAGCGTACTATTGACGCTCAAATGCCTAGATTATTGCAGTCATTTGAAAAACCATTTGTCAAAATGCAGAGCCCTATTTATGGTGCTGTTTCTAAGTGGGTATCAAGTAAGAAGACTGAAAATGAGTTCAGCAAGTTAGGTAAAACAGTATCTAACGGTATGAGCAGTGTTATTAAGGCGTTTAATCCTGGCAAGTCGGTCAATGTTACCAAAACTCTTGATAATGCTATCAACGGTATCGATAAAGGCTTGCAAGGTGTGTTTGGCTGGATAAGCGGACATGCTAAAGATCTTAAAACAATTGCTTCAAGTATTGCGTCCATTGGCGGTCAAATTGCTAAGGCCGTGTGGAAAGACTTCGCAAGTATTATCACTACGATAGGTAACATGTTTGGCTTAACCGCTAAAAACGGTAAAAGTTCAGCAAGTGCTATTCATGTTATTGCGGAATTTTTAAATCATTTAGCTAAAAACAAGCTGGCAATTCAAGCAATTTCTAAGGCTATAGTAGCTATGGCTGTTGTTAAAGGCCTTGACAAAGTCGGTGGCGGTTTATTTGCTATCGGTGAAAAAGGCTATGGTGCTTATAAGAAGCTAAAAGCACTTAAGGGTGGTCTTAAGGGCCTTAAACTTGCAGAAGAAGCAAGCAAAGGGGAAAAAGCTTGGTACAAGTTTGGTAAGAGACTATCTTCTTTACCTGAAATAGCCAAAAAAGCTGCTCGTGGTATTAAAAAGACTATGAACTTCAGCATGGGCAAGCGTCTAGCCGTTGGTGCTGTTTCAGGTGCAGCAGTAGCAGCTCCTGAAATTGTAAACGCCGTAAAGGATAGACACTCTGCAGATAAACGAAGTCAAGATATTGGCGGTGCCGTTGGTGCATTAGCTGGCGGTACGCTTACATCAATGATTCCGGTTGTTGGGCCTATGCTGGCACCAATTGGGGCTGTTATTGGTAAATATGCTGGACGTTGGGGCGGTCAAGCCGTCAACAACTTTACTAAGGGCTGGCAACGTAACAAGCCACCTAAACATTTTTGGAGTTTGGAGAACTTAGGCTATTCCGCTCACAATATGTGGAATGGCTTTACCAAAGGCGTAACCAACACAATTAAGTGGTTTAAGAAAAACTGGAAAGAAGTCGGCCTTTACTTTATTAGTCCGTTAGCTGGTGCTATCAACTCACTGTATAAACATAATCCTAAGTTTAGAAAGTGGGTCAAGGGCCTAGTTAAAGGCTTCAAAGAAGCATGGCACGGTGTAGGCAAGTGGTTCGGCAATATCGGTAAAGATATTAAAAAATCATGGCGTGGAATGACTAAATTCTTTAGCAAGTTAGGTTCTAACATGGCTAAAGGTTTAAAGAAGTCATGGCACTCAATGACTAAGTTCTTTAGTTCCATTGCTAAAGGCGTACGCAATGCCTGGCACAATATGACGGCTTGGTTCGGTCGATTAGGCCGGAATGCCGCTAACGGCTTGAAACGTGCATGGCGCAACATTGCCAAGTGGTTTAGTTCTATTTACCGTGGTGTGACAAGAGCATGGCACGGTTTAACTAGTTGGTTTACTAATTTAGGCTCTAATGCTGTTAAGGGATTCAAATCAGCATGGCACGGCCTTGTAAGCTGGTTCAAAGGTATCATTGACGGTATTAAGAATGCTTGGGACAACTTCTGGGACAAAATTTCAGGTCCTATCAAGTTTTTAGGCAAAGTATTCAGCGGTAAAGCGTCAATTGGTGGTATTCACTTTGCAAACGGTACTGATTGGCGTAAACGTCGTGATTTAACACCAGCTATCCTTAACGATGGTACAGATAGCCCGGCTACTCATAACCGTGAATCAATTATTCATGGTGACGGTAGCTGGGAACTGTTACCGGATATACCATTCTTACGGCGTTTCTTACTTCCTGGCGATGATGTTGTTAACGCAAAAGATACGGCAAACATGTTTAGCCGTGCTTATCATTTTGCAAACGGTACAGTTGGCCTTAACAAGTTAACTATTGATTTAGCTAAGCCTGATAAGGACAACTTAAACAAGATTTTAAGTACAGTAGTTAAGCAGTACAATCTTGATACTACTGAAGCTACTAAACGCCACCAGCGTGAACGAGATAAGGACGCAAAGGAACGAAAGCGGAACGCAACCGCAAAAAGTGGGAACGCTAAGGAACGCAAAGACAACTTCAAGTGGAATATTGATAACAAACGTCAAAAGGGCGACATTTTAATTGATAAGGGTCTTTTGACTGGTGCTCGTAAAGAGACTGGTAAACAAACTTGGATCAATGAAAAGCTCTTCAAACGTTTGATGTCATACACCAAGGCTAGACCTATCAAAGTAAGTAAGCATAGCCGTATTAGATACCGTGCTATTCCTGCTAAACGTGATGGTAAAGATTACCTTGTTGATAGTCATTGGTTGACTGGTGGCAAATCAAACACCGGTAAACTTGAAAAGATTACACGTGAAGGCTTCTTAAAGTTATTACAGTTCACTAAGAAAGAACGTAAATACAAACTTCCTAAAAAGAAGCGTAAGAAGACTGAACGCAAGAAGACAAGAAAACGACGTTCAAGTTCAAGAGAACGTGAAAGCAGATCATATTCAACTAGACGGTCAAGTTCACGTCGTAGTTACTCATCTGGTTCATATTCTATTGGCTCTGCAAGTTCTCGCATTAGTGCTAGTGTATCTGGTCTTAAAGAAGTTAGAGCGCTCTCGAAAGCTGTTAAGGCTATCAAGGGCAAAAAGGTAAAAATTTCAGCAAAGGCTAGTGGCACTAAGTCCGTTAAAGGTTTAGCAAAAGCTGTTAAGGCTATTAAGAGCAAAAAGCGCACTGTAGTTGTTAAGGCTAAGGGCACTAAGGCTCTTAAGTCGCTTTATAGAGCAACTAAGCGCATCAAAGGCTCAACTCATAAAGTAAGAGTTAAGACCTATGGTGAATCTGCTCTTAAATCACTAAGAAAGAATATTAGCGAAGTAGGCAAGACGGCCGAAAACCTAACTAAGACACTTAGGGGCAAAGGCAATTTTGCCAAAGAAATTGACAAGCTAGTTAAATCTAGTGATAAAGCTTTCAAGTCACTGCATTCAAATGCTACTAAGTCATTTAAATCAATGTGGTCACAACTTGAAAAGAACACTAGAAGTAGCGAACGATCAATTACTAACCAAACTAATGGATTTGCGGATAAGTTCAGAAAGCAATTCAGAAGTATTCAAAATGGTATTGAAAAATCATTCGGTCACTTCTGGAACTCAATGAAGTCTGAAGCTCGTAAAGGCCTTAATGGTGTTATTGGTGTATTAAATCAAGCAATTGGCAAGATTGATAATGTTGTTGGTCAATTCGGTGGCTCTAAGAGCGCTGTTCATAAGGTACAAGGGCTTGCAACCGGTACTGGTGCATTAGGTGGCGGTGTTCGTCGTCCTATTGTTTCACCTACCTGGGCTATTCTTAACGACGGTAACGATAGCCCCGAAACTGGCAACCGTGAAGCCGTTTGGAACAGATACACCGGCAATGTTGATGTAATTCAAGGTAGATTCACACCACGGTACATGAGGCCGGGTGAAGAAGTCTTCAATGCTACTGAAACTAAGGCACTTGGCTTAACTGTTCCTCACTTTGCAACTGGTACTGGTGCATTAAAAGAGCTTTACCATATCGCAAAGCACAACTGGGAAAAGCCAAAGCAAACAGGACAAGCTCTATTTAGCTCAATCAATGGCTTAAAGGGTGCTATTAATGCAATTGCTCAAGGTGCTAATGCTAAGGGCGAAAAAGCTGGCGTTAACTGGTGGTCTCAATTATGGAAGATGGTTGAAGACAAGGTTGACGACGATGATCTAGGCCCTGCAAGTGGTTTATTAAAAGCCGTTGAAAAATTAGGTAGAGGTACTACTTATAGTCAAGCTAGACGTTATGGCCCTGATTCATTCGACTGTTCAGGGCTAGTTTCTAAGGCTATGAACGAGTATTACCACAAAAATTGGGGTGCTTTAACCGTTGCTGGTTTGTGGCCTCATGCTCATAGAATTAGCAAAGAAGAAGCTAGACCCGGCGATCCTATTTTCTGGTTGCCTAACTATCATGTTGGTGTTTATGCCGGACACGGTATGTATTATTCAGCATTTAGTCCTAATGCACACCCTCAAGTTGGTATGCACTCAATTGCTGAATCAGTTCCAGGAGTAAGACCAACCTATGCTAGATTTAACGGAACTAACACCGAAGGCAATAAATCAGATAAAGACGTATCTGTTAAGGCTAACGGTAAGCTTCAGAAACAAATCAAAGGTCAAGTTGGTAAAGGATTTTGGCGTACAATTCAACGCATTGCGGATAAGTACGGTGAAAGCAATATTCCTGGTACAGCTACACCGGAACAAGCTAGACGAGTAATTGAAAGGGCTATGGATATTGCTGGTGTTTCTGGTTCTAACTGGCTTCACGGACTTGAAACAATTGCAGCGCATGAATCTAGTTTTAGAAACGTTGTTAACACTTGGGACAGCAATGCAAGGGCCGGAACACCTTCGGCCGGTTGGTTCCAAATGATCCAGTCAACTTTCGAGGCTAACCATAAACCTGGCTATAACAAGTGGCGTAATCCATTAGACCAAGCGATTTCAGCAATTAGGTATATCAAAAACAAATACGGCGGTATTAACAATGTACCTGGTATTGTTTCATTAGCTCACGGTGGCCCTTATAAAGGCTACGCACGTGGTGGTATTGTTACTAATCCTCAAGTTGCTCTTGTTGGTGAAGGCAACGGCCCTGAAAGCATTATTCCGTGGGATCCAGCGCAACGTGATAGAGCATTAGATATTATGCTTTCAACCTTGACGCAATTTAAGGCTCAAGACGGTAAAACTCAACAGTTCCAACAACAAGGCCAACAAGTCGTGGACTTGTCTCAAACCAATGCTGAAATTCAAGTAATCAATGAGAAATTTGATCAGGCTTTGGCAGCACTAGGAATACTTACATCACAAAATGACGTGATCCAGGTAAATAACTATCTTGATAAGAACAAGATTGGTGAAGCTATGTTTAGCGTTATGAAGCGCTTAAACATGAGATCAACAAGAAATACGAGGTACAACATCAGTGGACATTAGAACTTATGACATTGTATTTCACAACCGAAGCTCAACGAGTTTCGGCTTGAAGGTGCTGTTTCCTTTTAACCCGTTGTCTCCAACACCTAACAAACAAATGCAGACAATACCCGGAAAATCAGGTGACTGGGCTGACAATAATCACACCTATGGGAGTGTAGAAACTCAAATTAATGCGGTTATTCATATGCCTAGACGCTACAACGATTGGGAACAGTTAAAAGGAGATATTGAAGATTGGTTATATGGTGATGAAGATTGGTTACGATTTAAAAGCGATTCAGATTATTTGTATCGTGCTCAAATTGTTACTGCTCCAGTATTTACACCTGTTAACTTTGAAAGAATTAACGCAACATTAACATTTCACTTTCAGCCATTTAAATATGATGCTGATTCAATTCATTGGGTGCCACTACCTAAAAGCGGTGTGGTAATCAATCCAGAGCCTGAAGTTGTGCGTCCTGACTGGCACATTAACGGAACGGGCTCTTTTTTGTTGAAAGTTAATGACATGCCGTATGAATTTAATGATATTGACGGTGACATTTATTTGGTTGGTGAAGAGGGTAACGCTTATTCATCTGATCCAACTAAGAGTTACTTAACTGATAATCTGCTAAATAGTCATTTGCGACTAGCTAATAATTCCACTCCTGAACTTCTTAGTGCTGGTAATGGTAATAATACAGTCACAATTGAAGCTATGAATGCAGATTCAAAACTAAATACTGCGGAATTTATACCAAGATGGAGGCGACTAGTTTAATGGCTGATACAACTGCGACGGTTGATGATACTGGTTACGATACCGGCCTAGATCGTGATGCGTCTGATTATCAAGACGTGCTGGACGCTCCAATTTTGTTAGATAACGCCGTAGATGATGATAGGACACAAGGAGTTTGTGTCCTTTTTGATTACAAAGAATGTAAGGTTACTTGGAATAGCAATCAAGTGCCTACATTGCAATTGATCTATCCAAGTTCCGGTAAGTTTGTTAGCAAATTACAAGCGGAAAAAGTGATTTTAGGTGATATTAACAGAATCCTAACTCACCAAAAATTTAGGATCACTGACGTGGTTAACACTGATCAGGACGTAACTGTTAATGCTACTCACATTTTGGGTGAGTACTTAGCTAAAAATCCTATCAAGGGCGAGAATATTACCGCTGCTAATGTTTCGGCTTCATATTTGTTAGGTCAAATCTTAGGCCACTTGGCTAAAGAAGTACCGGAAATTAACTATGATAGTGATGTTTCTAAAGTCGTTAACGTTAATATTGATACTTCAAGCACTGACGCTTTAAATGCTATTTTGGATCCAGACCAGCAAGGTGATAAGCCTGCTAACTCGGTATTAGCTCAATTTGGCGGTGATTTTTATTTTGATAACACAACTATCTATCATCGTGAAAATGCCGGCAGAGACACTAATATTACTGTTAAATACGGTAGTAATTTAAATTCTTACTCACAAGAAAAAAATATTGCCGATATGTATGTGGGTATTTATCCTTTTGCTAACTATGATCCAGGCCCAGCGCTTGCAACCGCTGATAACGTTGATTGGGCCGGAATAGCAAGTCAAGATACCACCAGTGTTGCTTCTGTTACTTATAGTGCAGCCGGTGGTGTTGATATTTACAGCGCACCAGTTAAAGGCGGTACTATAGTGGGTAGACTTAGCAACGGTGACCAAATTAGCTTGGGCAAACCTATTTCAGATGGTCAAATGGTAGCAAGTTCTACTAAGCCTGGTGCTCAATTGCAAGTTAACACGATTAACGGTGATCAATGGTACCCGGTGCTTAGCCCTATCATTGGTTGGATTGATGGCACATTCATCAACTTTGATAAAACTGGTGACTATGTAGTTAACAACGTTGTTGGCCACATTCATACTGCTATTTCATCATCAGGTGCTTTGATCAGATACCCAGTGAAAGGTACTGGTACAGTTTCTTACACTCAAGGTAATAAAAAAATTCATATTTATTACTCACCTGATCAAGGCCCAGGTCACTATCGACTTAAAGATAAGAATGGTAAGGAAAAAACCTTAAAGAATGGTCAAAAACTTAAATATACTCACGTTGAAAAAGATGAGAATGGCCACCTATGGTACAGAATAGGCCCTCACCAGTGGGTATATGGTGATCACTTCACTACTAACAAAGATGGTGACGTTCAAGTTTATGATTCTCAAGGCTATGGTCTAATTAAAAAAGATGCTAAAAAGTATTACATCAATACTAAGACCGGTAAGGTAACACAACCGCATGAACATTTAAGTATGACTGCTGCAAGAAAACAGCATAAAAAGAAATACAAATATGTTTATCGTGGTAAGGGTAAACATCGCAAACCATACCGTATTCCAAACCCAGATTATCAAGTTGGTAAGCCTTTAAAGCAAAAGCATAAGTATTACAACTTGAATTATGGTCAAGTTAGAGTTGGTGGTGTTCTTTACTACAAATTAAGTAATGGATCATACGTTAAAGCTTCAGATATTGACACTAAGGCTTCTAAAACTCGTAAACCTGATTCACCTGAAAAAATTATCAATCGTTCTACCCAAAATAATGGGAAGATTGAAATGTATTCAACACCATCTAAAGGATCGGCCGAAAACTGGTCTGTTCCTGCTGGTCAAGCGTTTGATATTACTAAGAGTGCTCAAGGTGCGGATGGTAAAACCTGGTATCAAATTACCTATGCCGGTCACACTGGTTGGATTCCTGCAGAATACACCAGTTCAAGCGCTGCTGAAGATTTAGAGCCTGAAGCACCTGATGACAGTCACAATTCATATGATGACAGTGATGATTCAGCAATTCCTACTATTGCAGATCAAACTGTTCATGTTGAATTAACTGATGATTTAGACGGCGTAGTTAATGGTGTTCTTTATCCTCAAGATATGACTATTCCACCTGAAAATACTCACATCATGAAGCTTGATATGAGTAATTATATTAAGCACAATGATCAGGATTTATCAGGTTTACAAGATGATGGTACTTATAAGGCAACCGCTGACGATATTCAGCAACTTTACTCTGCAGCACTCGGAGCATTGAAAGAATACGATATTGGGACAATTCCAATTAGTATGACTGTTTCTTACTCCGATTTAGATGGTACTAAGGCGGATTTACTAGCACTTAACATGTATGATCGTGTTAATGTTGATTTCTCTAAGTTTGACAAAATAGAACAAGGAAAAATAACTGGTACCGTTTGGTTGATGCGTGGCGAGGATAGTTGTTATGAATCAGTAACAATAGGTGATCCACCTAAGACTTGGCAACACTTGTTACTTGAACAAGCTGACAAACAAGCCGAATCACGTGTATCACGTTCAACCGGTCATATGACCGGGCTTTTATCAAGATTTGATCATATTCTTCAAGAAGAGGGCTCTAATCGTATTGCCGGTGAAAGAAAATTGATGGACGATTTAGGTTTGATCCAACACCAAGTGGATCAAAACGGCCACGATATTGCTACTCAATTGGTTAAAACTAAAGACTTTGAAAATCGAATGAAAGAAATTCAAAGTTTTGCCAATGATATAAAAGATTGGGTAACTAATGGAGGTTCTGGTGTTATTCAAGCCGTACCTAACTGGCAAGAACCTACAATGCTGACAGCTTCAACCGGTAACGGCGGTAAGATGGCGTTTTCTGGTAACGGTTTAGTCTTTTATGATGCTAATGGTAATCAAGAACCACGTGCCGGTATGGATTCCGAGGGGCGTATATATGCAGATGCTATTAAAGCCGGAACTATTGAAGCCGTTAATATTAAAAGTTGTCTTGTTGAAAGTGCACTTACCATTGGTACTAGTGGCGGATCAATGAACGTTTACATAGGTACCAACAATCCTAGATCAATCTTAAATCCGTGGAAAGGCGGTAATGTTATCTGGGCTATGTCTGATAATTACCAATCTATGATGAGTTCCGGTCAATTTGCTACGACTGACGGTAACAATTACACACGTGTTCACCCCTCCGCTATAACCGTTGGCGATGACATGAACGAAGTCCTAACGCAAAGAAACTTTGCGGCTCATGCTTACAGACGTATTAAATCGTGGGTAAGGCTTTGGATAGCTGACTGGATAACCATAAACAACAAACGTCATACTATTTGGAAAGGTATAGATAAAGGCGCAGACATGGGTAAGTTACGTAATTTAGCTGGTCAAGGAAAAGCAGATTACTCCTATGAGCCTGGGAATGATGACGATTATGGTACTGATTCTTATTCTGGCGATGGCGATGGTGAAGACTTAGGATACTTCACAACACCTGAAGATATGCAAAACTTTGCAAACCAAGTCAACTCACAAATTTCTGACATGAATAATCAATTGAGTAATATTGCCCAAAACTCCGGTGGTAGTTACGATCCTGGATCAGGAACTATTACAATCAATCCAAACTATACCGACTCAACAAGCGGAATGCTCAATTTCCACGAAGCATATAATTTGGGATTGGCAAACAATGCTAACGGTAACTACCCTGAGTCTTTGGGAACTACCAAATGGGGCAACGATGGTAATGTTTATGTACTTAAAGTTTATTCAGCAACTGGTAGAGCTCACTGGTATAGACAAGGATGGAGTTAATTATGGAAAATAATCAAAATACTGAAGTTGAGTACACTTTAGCTGGCAACATGGGCAATACGATTGGTCAATTATCTCTGCAAATTGCTAATTTGCAAGTTACTATTCGTCATCAAAATGATGAAATTACTAACTACAAAGCTCAAAATGCTGAATTGAAGCACCAGCTTGAAAAATTGAGAGGACGTGATGCACAACATGACAAACGATCAATTAGTATTACAGGTCAACAAGATAAACATTAGCCCTGATAAAACTTACGTTAAGTACAATCAAAATGAACGTGGAAAAGTTCTTGATGTAACTGTAATTGATAATGACGGTATCAATGCTTATGATTTAACCAACAAAAAAATTAGATTCGTTGATGATAAGGAAAATAACAAATTAATTGTCGACGATGAAGCGGACAATCCTAACAGATTTACTAGAACGAACGACTCTCAAGGCAAATTTTCCTATACTTTAAATGATCTAGCTTATCAAAGATCAGGTATAGCAAGATTCGAAATTTATACCGACGCTGATCATATTGACGCTACTTCAAACTTTGAAATTCAGATTGAAAATATGACTTCAACAGTTGTAGCTAATGAATCATATATTTCTAGTCTTGAAGGACTTGTAGCACACCATCGTAGTACGATTGATACGACTGAAACGGAAACTAATCAATTAATTGATAGCTTAAACAAACAGATTGCACAGGCTATTTCTGATGGCAATAAGAGCGTCGCAGATGAAGTCTCTTCGATTAAAGAGATTATTCAGCAGATGCAAACTGAATATAAGTCTAAATCTGATGCACTTGCTAAGCTCACTAGCGATTGGCAAACTCAAACGCAAACAATTCAAAATAGCGCAGATGATCAATTAAAGCAGATCAATGAGAATGCTAATTCTGAAATTGATAAATTAAAGCAAGATGCAGATGATCAGTTAAAGACTAATCAAGAGAATGCAATAGCTGCACTTACTAAGATCAATCAAGATGCTGCCGATCAATTAAAATCTAATCAAACTGCTAATGATGCTGAGATTAATAGCGTTAAACAGCAATTATCTGATGAATTAGCAAAAGTTGAGACTGATAAGGCTACTGCTATTAAAGGTGTTACTGATGCTCGTGATAAGACTATTCAAGACGCTACTGATAAGCTGACAGCTAAGCTACAAAGCGTGCAAGCTGATTATGATTCCTGGAAGACTTCCACAGTGAGTGACTTCCAAGCAAAACTTGATAAGTTAACTCAGCAATTAAATACTGATGAAACTGATCAAGCAAGCCTGAGACAAGCAATTGATTCTGCCAAGGAAACAGTAAGCAAGCTTCATGATGTTGATTTTACAGTTTATGCTCATAAATCAGATTTGGAAAACTACTACACCAAGACTGAAACGGATGCTAAATTGGCTGAAGCTGGCAAGGTCAAGACTGTCAACGGCATTCAACCGGATAGTGTAGGTAATATTGCCATTCCAGCTCCTGATTTATCAGGGTTAGAAACAAAAGCCGATGCTAAAACTGCTAACGATACATTAGATAAGAAGATTAGTGACAATACAGTTGCCATTAGGAAGAATAGTGATGCTATTGCTACTAAGGCTAATGCATCAGATGTTTATACCAAAGCAGAACTTGATCCTAAACTGGCTGATGCTGGCAAGGTCAAGACAGTTAATAATGTTCAACCTGATAGTTCAGGTAACATTACTATTCCAGCTCCTGATTTATCAGGGTTAGAAACAAAAGCCGATGCTAAAAAAGCCTTAGATGCTAAGGCTGATAAAACAGATTTAGATAGCAAAGCCGATAAGACTGATGTAAATAACTTGCAAAATAAGGTTACCAGCCAAGAAATAGAAATTGCAGATCTTAAGAAGTCCGGTACAAAACTCGTTGGAGTAACTCAAGCACAATATGATCAACTGGTTAAGGACGGCAAAGTACAACAAAATGTTATCTACGCGCTATCAAATAGCTAGGAGGTGGTGTAATGCTAACTGTTAACGGTAAAAATGTCGATTATGTAATGATTAACAATAGTTGCTTTAAGTATAAGCTCGATTGGTTGGATAAAAATCAAACGGGTGCAGCAAAACAAAACGCAATTTATCGTGGTAAGAAATTAGGTGTTCTTACAGATGATATGAGTTTAAACATCAAGTCTGGTAATTTTGATGATTTTTGTATCGGTGATTATTTCACTATTGGTCAAAATCAATACACAATTGCAGGAATCAATTACAAAATTGATGATGATAACCCAACTTTAAATAATCACTTGGTACTTTTAACGAGTGCAGACAGTCAAAAGTATCAAATGAACCCAACGGCTACTACTGAAGGCGGTTTTGTAGGTAGTGACTTCTTTAAAAACTCGTTGCCTACAATCGTTGATCGGCTAGAAAAAGACTTTGGGGACCATCTTTTAAGCTTCAATGAAAAGCTAACTGACAAGGTTGAAGACGGTGTGCCCACTCACATGAGCGATTATACAGTTAAAGCATGTATGTGTAGTTCAAAGATGATATCTGGTAGTGCGCACGGTAGCACTGATAGCGGTAAAATTTATAACTCTGGTAATGATAATCAGTTACCAATTTATAAATTAAGACCAAATTTAGCTACTGGTAATGCCAACTGGTATTGGTTGAGAGATGTAACTAATGCTACTGATTTTGCGCTAATTAATACCTCGGGCAAAATTGTTTGGGACGATCTCCCTAACCATACCAGTTGGTACAGTGCGTACTATAAAAATCAAATGAGAGCATATTTTTTAATTAATTAGGAAGAAAGTTTTTTTAATAAGAAAGGAAAATAAAATGACAGAAACAGAAAACACTCAATCAACTGAAACAAAGTCTGATCAAGTTACAGACTTGAAGCCAAAATGGTTAATTGAATATGAAAAACTACAAAAGATTGTGGCACAAGACCCTACTCTTCAAATTGTTTTTAAATCTGATCGTGATGACAATTGTGTACCACAGCTTTCAACTAAAAAGATGACTACTGATAATTATCCGTTAGTAGTTGAAGCTCCAATTGGATTTTGGGCACCACAACGTGATTGGGGCAAAGGCAAGTGGATTGAAACTGCAAATATTCAACAAGGAAAAGAAATTGAAGATTTAAAGAAACAAGTATCTGAATTATCAAAGACCACTGAAACGGTGCAAACTCAACAAAAGAATCAAAATGTTGAATCTGCTCAAAGCTCTCAATTGATGATGATGGTTACTAAACAATTAGGAATCATGAACACTAAGATTGATAACTTAGCTGATAAAATCGCCCCTGCTAAGCCTACCAAAACAACTACACCATCAACAGAAGGAGGTGCACAATAATGTTTAGCATTTACAAGTTTATGTACGATAACGGTATGTGTGATAAAAGTTATCTTTGGTCTTGCGTGCCGGATGCTGGATTGTCAAAAGTGGAATACGATCAAATCGTAGGTGATAGCAATGAAAGAGAAGCTCAACCAACTGCGTAAAATCAACCACCCACAACATGCTATTTTGGCCGTTGCTATGATTGGTATTGGCTTAATTCTCGTATGTAATGACTATTATTTCTTTTGGCCTCCGTTTGCCGTTGGATTTTTAAACGATGACTTAACAGGAGGCATTTTTATTGCGGTAGGAGTTTGGCTATTTAGCTGGGCAATTAGTAATAAAAACAAGATAGCTACTAATCGCAACTTACTAGTTATTACAGCCGGTTTATTAGCGTTTGAATCAGTGTCAGAGTTTATTCATGGCTCTATTTCAGGACAACCGCACATGATTATGGCCGGCTTCTTGGAAATAATTGTATTATTGTTTGATTTTTTGATTATTTCAAAAAGTAAAAAGCATAATTATTAAAGTGAGGTGGTGCTTTATTAATGATTTAGTTAAGGCACTGCCTTATTTAGCTAGTATTTCGGCCTTCTTAATTGCTATCTGGAAGTGGGTATTTGACGCTTTGAAAGAAGAAAGAGACCACTATCAGGAAAAATGCGAGAAACAAGAAGGCGTAATAGATGATTTAAAGCAAAAGAATTTGGATTTGCAGCAGAAGATTGATGAACAAAAGTTTTTAATTGATCAGTATGTTAAGCGAATGCCAAAAAATGAAGATGGAGGCAAAGATGTCAGTTAGTGATTACATTCAATTAGGATTTTTATTATCTTGGATTTTTTGTTTAGTTGGTTTGAGTATTTTGGCGCACATTCACTTTAAGAACCAAAAAGCTGAAAAGTATCGTTTAGCTGCTCTTAATGCAATGAAAAAGTGGGTAGCTTATTATGATAAACAAGACCTTGATAATCCTCAAAAAGCTAATGGTGCTCTTAATGATGCTGTAGTGGAACTTAATCATAAAGGCTATAACATTTCAGATCAGCAAATTAAGGATTTGGAAGCTTTGAGAGAATTAGTATTATCTAATTTGCGTCTTAAACAAGCACAAGCAGGTTTAAATGATGATGAGGATATTCACACGGAAGTTGCTCAAAACGTCCCAGCCGGTGAAGTTTTAAAGCCAACCGAGCCTGTTAATGGCGGAGTAGTTAAAACTGATCAGACTTTAATTGCGGGTGAACAAAATGGCAACTAGAGAATATTTAGTTGATGTAGCAATTTACCAGGGAAAATCAGTTGCTAGATTTGCTAATACTGGTGCTAAAGGTGTGATTGTCAAAGGAACAGAAGGAACTTGGTATCGTAACCCGATTGCGGTAGACCAAGTTAAATCAGCTCATCACAATCATCTTTACGTCCATATGTACCACTTTGCTAACTTTGGTAATTCTGTTGCTAGAGCAAAACAAGAAGCAAAATTCGCTCTTGCTGAAGCTAAGCATTTGAATATTTCTAAGAAGAGATACATTTGCCTAGATTGGGAAGCAAGCTCTACCAACACTGTTATTAATGGTTGGTCATCAAACACGAGAGCTATTTTGGCTTTCATGAATATAATTGAAGAAGCTGGCTATAAGTGCTTGCTTTATTCCGGTGCAAGCCTTATGCGTAATAATATTCAAACGAGTGCCGTAATTAATAAATTTGGTGCTTGTTTGTGGGTAGCATCATACGCTACTTCGGGTAGAATTGATGAACCTAACTTCAATTACTTTCCATCAATGAACGGCGTAGCATTGTGGCAATTTACTGATAATTGGCACGGCCTTAATGTAGACGGTAATATATCATTAATCGACTTACATGCAGAAAAAAAGGCTCAACATCAAGCGGTTAAGCCTAAACCTGCAGAAAAAACTGCAGCAAAAATTCCTAAAAAGGTATTTATTCCAGTGATTAACAATAATCCAAAATACATGGTAAGATTGTTAGACAGTGCCGGTCATTATCAGGCACAATACATTCCTACTAATTCTAATTGGAAAGTGTGGGAAACAAAAACAATTAAAAAAATGAAATGCTACAGAATTGGTACCGACAAACAGTGGGTACCGGCTAAATTCTGCAAAGGATAA